CGCCATCACCCAATGCTTCAGCACGAGCTGTAGACATAGCGGCAACAGGTGCAGCATTACCTGTGAACAATGCAGTTGGTAAAGAACCTTCTGCAAATGGTGTGTTACCAGAGGTACCCAAACCAGAGAAGCCAGTGTTTGCTTCATTGTAGAATGCTTCATCACCGCCTTGAGTTGCGAACTTAGTACGCATTGCGAAGATAAGACCTGTAGGTCCAGTCATTGGCTGAACGCCGCAGATATCATAAGCAATGAGGTTAGGCAATGAACGGCGAACCAAGCTGATTAGGATTGGATCGAAACCGGCAACAGGGCCTGCAGCAGCTGAACCGCCTTGGAAACCACCGTTAGTATTACCCATAGAGTTTACTACAGGTGCTTCGTACAACATGCCTGCTGATTTTTGCATTTCTTGAGCTTGATTCTCAAGAATGACCGCAGTTACCGCTTTGCGATATGGGTCTTTAATAGCTGGAAGGTCTGGATGGTCCAGTACGCCTTCCCATTTCTTTTGTAGTGATTCTGACAAATACATAAATTTCTCCTTGTGGATTTTTTTAATTAGAGTTTAGTTTTCGAAATTGCTTGCATGACTGATGCAACATATGGGTCAGCAGATGTTTGTGGTTTTTCACTGCCGTCTTCCACTTGTTCATGTAGGTCTTTCACATTTGCCTTTTTAGCATGTGATGGGAAATAGTTCTCACGGATTGTCTCAAGCTTATCTTTGTATTCTTCCTCTGTGGAATAATCAACGCTCTCTGCAAGCGATTTTACTTTTTCAGCTTGAGTAGCTGTGAGGCCTTCGCAGACTTCATGTGCAATTTCTGTCTTAAAGGATTCAATTAGAGATTTTTTCAATTGAATACCAGTTTCGATTTCTTCATTTAACTTGCTTTCAAGTTCTTCAACTTTAGAAGCAAGTTCTTCAACTAGGTCGACCTTGTCGGATGGAACATCAATGTAATGTTCTGTAAACAAGTTCTTCAAACCGCCAATGAAGTCTTCAGTCAACTCAGCACGTAGACCGGATTCAACTGCGATTTGGTTTTCTGCCATCCATTGTTCGACAACATAAGATAGGTAATCATCTACCTTTTCTGTTAGGTCAGTTTTAATGGTGTTGATAGCTTCTTCAAGCATACCTGCATATTCGTTTTCAATTTCTTCTTCAATTTGAAGAACACGGTCATTAACACGAGCTTCAAAAATTGTAGAAACTTTACCTTTAAATTCTTCTGAGATGGTGCTGTCATCTGAAAAAAGAGCATCAATGTCTTCTTTCATCTTTTCTTTCATCTTCATCTTCATTTTCATGGCTTTATCGTCATGACTCATTTCATCAATGACTTCGCCCTCAACTTCTTCCATTTTAGCAGAAGCTGCTGAAGGTTTGGTTGTTGGTGCAGCCATTTGTGTAGCACCTTTACCAGCATGGATTTTTTGTGAATCATCATCTGGTTTACCATTTTCTGGTGTTGGTCCACCAAGGTCTTCAGCCTCGGCGCCAGGCAGTCTTTGTGATGGCATGCCTCCAGCTGACTTCTTGCTTCCTGCTAGAATTTCTGCTGCGGCTTCCATTAATTTACTATTTGCCATTAGGAATCTCCTTTTTATTTCTTATTTATAAAATTAAAGTTTTCGTAGGTAGTTTTCAAACAATTTAAGTGCAACTTCTTCTAATTGTTTAGTAGAAGCCGCCTTGATTTGTTTCTTGGAGTTATCAAAGTCTACTTCAACAAAGTGTCCCTCAACAAACATCCATTCTTTGTTTTCCATAATGCCATTGACGAATGCGCCAGGTGCGGATGGATCGGCAACAATGTCAGCCGCTGTTGCAAGTTTTAGGTCGTCTTGAACGAGGTTATATCCCTCTTTAGTTTGAATAACAGAACCCATGGCTCTAGACGACACACCTACTTGAATATCATTTTCAATAAAGTTCTTCACGATTTGACCATAAGGCGTTTCGAGAATCAAAGCTTTACCATAAAATGTGTTTCCATCTTCTTCGAGAGAAACAATCTTGTGCGATACCCGTTCTAAATTAATAGACGGTGTATCTGGATGCCCTAGTTCTCCTAAGGCACGATTTGTTTTGATGTATTCATCTGAGTAACGTCTAACTTCTTCTCTTAGAGTACCCATTTTATACATGCGGTTGTTCTTGTTAACTTTGTCACCAACTAAGAATGTACCTTCGATGTACAGGTGTTTTTTACCATTCTCAGAAGCTTCTGACAAATACTTAACATTCTGAATTGTTTCAGTAATTAGTTTCATTGATTATGCTCCAGTATTAACATCTACAGAGAATGTAGCTTGTTTACTTAATTCCATAACTAAAGTACCACCAGTTGTAATAGTCACAACAATACTTTGCCCATTATTGTTTGCAATTGAGTGACCAAATTCATCAAATCTCATTTCACCAGAATTTTGTAAAGACAAAAGTGTAATTGAATTTCTTACAACAGAGATAGCGCCGTTTGTTGACCAAGTTGCACGCTTAATATCGGCAGAAGTTACTGTTTCGATAGTAGCATTTTTTGCCAAACTGGCCAAAGAAATTGTATATGTGCCTGGTTCAACACATCTGACAACAGATGGGCCTCTTAATGAGTTAGTAATTTCTAGTGCCATGTTATTTTATTCCCATTGATGAGCGTCTACGCATTGACATTTTTCTTTTTAGTAATGAGCGGCGCAATTTAGATTTTCTTGTTGTTTTCCATGAACGCTTTAACATTCTTGCTTTATGTATGCGAGCTGTTGCAGTAATACGTTTAACACTATTACCTGATATTCTATAACCTTTAATACCAGAACGTCTAACATTTCGTTGAACAATTATTCTGCCTTTTTTATTTCTTCTAATTCTACGGCGAATCTTTTGAATTCGTCCCATCTTAACAATGTTTGAACTTGCTTCATCTAGTTCCACTTCTTCAAACATATCAGCTACAAGATATCGTTTTGCTTCAGAGAGCCTTTTAGCAACAAGTTCATTCATACGAGCAAAGATTATATCTTTTGCTTCACTCAACTGTCTATGTATAATAGAATCCAACACGCTCATTTTACGTGCCTAAAAGCAAAATCTGAAGCTTGTTTAAAATGGTCTTTTGATTTATCGACCATATTAGCATACTTCTTTTTGTTGTCTTCGTTTAAATCACCATATGTCTTAGTAATGGCAGAAGCAGTAGAGTGATCAACCTTCATGCTTGTACCATCAGCAAACTCTACCAATTCTTGTTGTCTAGTTTTTACAATATTGTGTAGAGTATCAATTACTGCTTCTTGTATCTGTACTTCTTCTGCCTGAACGGCAGAATCTATTTTTGGTCCATAAGGTACCGAGAAATATTTATCTAGTGTGTTATTATAATACAAAGCTATTCTTGTATTATCTGGAAACATACGAATAGATTTTCGTTTTAAAACAAGAACATTTGGCGGGTCTTTAGGAGTATCAACGCTCTCGGTCTGTATAGTATCTTCTTTTACATCGGAATTAAATACAACCCTGTGAGCTCTTACTTTACGTCCACTAGGGCCAATTTTAAAATCTGCCGTATCAACTACATCAGATGCTTCATTCAAATCTTCTTTAACTGCTCGGCGAGCCTGCTGATTAATCTGTTTGTTATTAGAAATTAAGTTTACCATTTTAGTGAAAAGATTTTGAATAATCATCTTATCAGCATTGTTGAAGTTAGGTCTTTCTTCACCCATCTTATCTAAGATTTTGTGAATACGTTGTATCTGTGCTTTATTGGCCAGACCAGCACGAACCAAAGCATCAAACTTTGAGTAGTCTGATTTTTCTTCTTCAACTATAGTCTTAAAATCTAATAAGGATTTCATGCAGATTCGGTGTTGTCTTCTTGTTCTTGTTCTTGGCTACCACCAAAAAGAGTTTGAGCAATCTCAATCTTTTTTGTTTCTAATGCCTCAAAGGCACGAGCAGATAGTAAATCGTTTAAAGTATCTTTGGCTTCGGCAGCATTACCTGTGGCAACGCTATTGATAAAGTCTTGTACATCCATATTATTCTCCATTATTTCCTATTTAGTCGTGATGAAAATTTGTCTACCTCAGCATCTAAAGCTGGAGTTTTAGATTCTGCGGCATTGTCATCAACTGTATTATCCACTGGTGGATATTCATCAGGTGAAACTGGAGGTTCTTCGCCGTTACTTGACATAGTAGGACCACCAGTGCCATCTTTTTCTTCTTTTGCAATTTGTTCTTTCATCTCACTCATAGTCTCATCGGACATTTGAAGAATGTTCTTACTTACCCATTTGGCGGAATAATAACGGCCAATATATGGATCAACAACTTGCAATAACTGTAGTCTTGCGGTCAACAATTCAGCATCACGCAATTCGGTAAAGTTATTATCTTTCTTATAATCGTAATATATAACTTCTCTAAATTCATCCCATTCATCAGAAGAACAAATACCTTTAAGTATCAATTGTGTTCTTAATGCATTGTCAAAAAGTTGAGAGAACTTATTACGAAGCCTAACAATAAACTTATTAAATTTAACTTCATCACGGGTTACTTCAGTTGTTTTACCAATACCCATAATGCCTGCACCTTGTTGTGGGTCAAGGCGAGAAATTGGAACATTCAACGATTGCAATAACTTCTTTTGAAAATACTGAACATCTTCCATTTGGCCAAGGTTTTGACCAGCAGGAAGTGTAGTAATCTCAGTACCTTTACCGCCTTCACGGCGTGGTAACCAAAAATCTTCTAACATGGATAAATGTTTACGCTCATCACGAATCTCGCCTGTGTTAGCATCATATACT